GGCCGGTGATAGCGCCCAGTCGAACGTCTTCCCGCGCCTCGCGCGCCTCAGTCGACGTTGAAAACCGGCCCTTTACGTGGAGGCCGTCCGACCGCTCATTGAACTCGGTCCAGACGCCCACGGGGCGCTTGCGGTCATGATGCAGCAGCATTGGGATCGTCTTGCGACCCTCAAGGTCGATCGAACCGGGCACCACGACATCGCCGCCGTGGTCGACGTCGCCATAACCTACGGCCAGCCCCTCAATGTTACCGTCATCGTCAAGCGCCTTGGCGTCCAAGGCAATGTCGAGAACATCGATCATGCGGCGCCTCCTGCCTGAACGGCTCGCTCTACCGTCCCATCATCTTCATCGTCTTGCAGGCAGGACGGCCGCGGAATACCCGCTTGGCTCTGTCCCGACAGGATCTCTTCGACCGTCATCGGGATCGACCCGCGCGCCTGAAGCATGGCGCGGTGAGCGGCCAGACGATCGTCCTCGATCATGCAACATTCTCCCTTGTGCCGCTGATCGCTTTCGCAAGAGGAACATCCTGCATCTGCGCCATCAGCACGTCCCCGCCCTCGACCGGCGCAAGGCCTTCCAAGGCGCGGATTTCGTTCTTGGTCATGAACTGCTTCATGACGTCGTAGTAGGAGGCTCGACCCGCGCTATCCGCGCGCAGGAAGGCCTCGACATTGAACTTGATCGAGACGCCCTGCGCCCGCTCGGACCGGGACAGCAGCTGCTTGCTGAGCGCGCCCTCGATCCGCTTCAGACGCTTGCGCATCTTGAACTTGAGCACCGACAGCGTTTGCTCCGTGATGCTGGACCCCAGCGTCGTGTTGCCCTGCGTTTGGCCGACAAGATGCGGATCCACCTCGAAAACGCGGCAGATTTCCTCCACGGAGAAACGGCGGCTTTCCAGCATTTCAGCGTCGTGGGGGTCGATCGACAGCTGCTCCCACTTCAACCCGTTATCGAGCAGCATCGGACGCCCGGCATTCTGCGCGCCGACGAACTTCTCTTGCAGCAGCCGCTCAGCCTCTGCGCGCTGCTCGCGGGTCAGGGGCTTGTCGACTGATAGGACACCTGAGGTACGGACCCCATTCGCGAACATGGTGGACGCTGCCCGATCAACAGCAGCCGCCGATGCGAAGGCCTGCCGATTGGCCGTCAGCGGCGAGACACCGCCGAGAGGCCCGCCACCGAAGCCGCGGATATGCAGAATTTCGCCCTCACGGCGCACATGCTCGCCCGTGGCGTCAGTCCAGCGGTACTCAATACCCCCATCACTGGTGCGCCGCGGGGGTTGCATCAGGTCTGGAGCGATCGGCGTCAGCGAGACGATAAAGCCATCGGGCCGCTTCTCGATCTCCGCGTAGGCGTTGCCCCGCAGTTCGATGCTGGCGACCATGAACTCCCAGAAGTCGTAGGCGCTCTGGTCATAGTTCGGGCTGTCGTGAAGCAGCCAGTAAAGAGGATGGTCGGTCGCGTCGACGGACACGCCGCCGGCGCCCCGCCGCTGCACGACACAGGGGAGCGATGCGATGTTCCCCGCCCAGAAGCTGACACACGCCCAGGTTGTCGAAAGCCCCGCGCCCCCGTTCTGAGCGTCTTCGTAGCGTTCCAGCGTGATCGTATTGGTGCGGAAGTTGTCGCCGTCTTGGCGGCCGGGCACGAGCGGCTGCGTCAGCGACAGAATGGACTTAGCCTCGATCGGCATCCCGCGCGACGCAAGGCTCCGCACCTCCGCTTCAGCGGCACGGCGGGAAAGTTGATAACCCGTCACGCAGCGAGGCTCGCTACCCAGTCGTCCATTGAGCCCTGTCCCTCCGGGTTGCGGCTCATCAGCACGACAGCGTTGAACATCGCCGCTAACGGGTCGATCTTCGCGCGGCCAGAGACCTGCTTCGTGATCAGCATGGCACTCCCCCGCATCTCGACCTTCGCGTTTCCGACGCACCAGGCCATGAGCTTCTGGCCAGCGTGCCAGAACGTTCCGTCTTTCAGCTTCCGCTCGGCGCCGGCGATGGCGCCCGACAGCTTGTATCCCTGCTGGACCGCAACGACCTGCTCGCCGCCAATACCGCGCGACGCCAGTTCATCCACGATCGCCGAAATCCCAACAGCATCGACACCGACGCCTGCGACTTCAGGCATCAACCCGGAATCCCGCACCTGCTCCACGATGTCAGCGACATCGATCATGTCCTGTGTCGGCATCTCGCAGATCACCAGATCACCGTCCTTGGCGAAGTCGCGCAGCGCCGGTGCGATCTCCTTGCGGCGCTCCAGCACGTCATTGTGCGCCCACGCCTTCGACCACATCAGCCAGTCGCGCGTCATCTTGTCGCGGCCGATCACCGTCAGCCCCAGCAAATCGTCCAGCCCGCCGCCGTCGATCCCGACGACTGCCACCTCCGACCGGGTCAGCAGACTTTCCAGCGAGCCAAGCTCGGGGTCCGATGCGCCTTCCCAGTACCGGCCGCCCGCCCACGCATCGTTGCGCAGGTTCAGGCCGATCTCGACGTTCAGATGTTTGGCGAGGAAAACCTGCTTCGATCCGTCCTGCGCGTCCGCAACCTTGCGAAATTCGTCGTCCAGCCACTCCTTGTCGACCGACACGCCCATGTTGGGGTTGGTGACGTAGAAGTTTGCGGGGTCGAGGAATGCCCCGCTCTCGATCATTTCCTCGGGGAACTCGTACAACACCCCCAAGCTCTTCGGGTCCGACACTTTACCGTCGCGAACGTCGCGGAAATAGTCGAGCTTGGCCTTGAACACCCCCGCCGGCGCCTCGTCCGCCTGCGTCGTCAGGAAAATCGTGAACCCCTCCGGCCGCGAAACCTGGCCGCCGGTGGCTTCCCGAAGCATAGCATCCGCCTTGCTGTTCTTGCCGAACAGCCAGAGCTCATCGACCAGCACGCCGGTCGCCTTTTTGCCCGACACCGTATTGCTGTCCGCAGCCACCACCTTCAGCGTCGCGCCGGTCTCGCGGTGTCTGATCGTCCGCTGGTGGTCGATCGTCTGGAGTAGCGCATCCAGCGTCTCATCCGCCTTCACCATGTCCCGCGCCGGGCCATAGCTGTTGTTCGCAACCTCGATCGTCGGCGCCAGGATCAGAAACTCGGCCGATCGCCGCTCATTGCGGATCAGCTCGGTCAGCATGATCGCCGCCGCGTCCGTCGACTTTCCGTTCTTCTTGCTGATCAGCATGAAGAACTCGCGGATCATCCGCCGGCCCGTCTCCGGGTTGAGCGCTCCGAAGATTGCCCCGGCGAAGTCCCGCACCCATGGCAGCGCCACCTCGCCCATCGTCGGCTGGCCGGGCGCGTCCACGATCCGCAGCGCGTCAAACACCTCCAAGGAAGCCGCGGCCTCATCCGCGTACAGCGGCGCGCACGGGATCAAACTCTCCCGGTTGACGATGCGCTCCCGCCAATCAGGAAGCGCCGTGGTCCATTTCACCCGCCGTTGCTCACGACTAGCTTGGGCGTGCCGCGCGGGGCGAACTTGCCCGCGGAAGCGATCTCACTTGCCGCTTCCTGCGCCTGCTCCTTCTTGCCCTTGGGCGTGTCGCTCGGCTTGGCGTGGACATACGGGGCAGCGGCCTGAGCCATCGCCGCCCGCAGTTTCGTGTCCTGCTCTTCGTCACGCATCAGAGCGAGCATGAAGTCTAGAGGGGACATCTCCCCTTTGCTCCGCTTCGCCGCGATCTCACACGCCTTCACAGCATCGGAGACCGCCTTTGGCTTGCGACCGGCACCAGGCCGTGATCCGCCTCGGGGCATGTTTGAAAACTCCGCTACGCTTTGAAATAATCAAACAGGCCGGATTTAATCTCTGCGGGGGGATGGCGCTGGTTCGCGGCCTTCCCGTCCTTCTGGACTTTCGAGCCGCCCCCCCCCTGGGGTGTCAGACGCCTCGCCGCTCCTCACGCTGCTTGTCGGAGCTGTGACAGGTCGAGCACAGCGTTACCAAGTTGCATCCGTCCCAGAACAGTCGCTCGTCGCCTCGGTGGGGCTGGTCATGATCCGCTACCAGCTTGGACGTGTCGTGCTGCGTGGTGCGGCAGCGTTGGCAGGTGAACCGATCGCGAACCAGCGTGGCCCATCGCAGCTTCTTCCAGCGCGCTGTGCGATACCACTTGCGCCAGTGTTGCGTGTCCCGGTGCTGGTCTCTCTCTCGCTCAGTAGTCGGTGCGTAGCCGATGGTGGCCGATACGCTGGTCAGCGTTGGCTTCAGTGTGGTGAGCCTGCCCATAGCCGTTTGCATCCACTAAAGTATTAGGGATTTGGCTTCCGTCGTGATCTCCACGTCGACGGGCGCGATCATGGCGAACAGCTTGAGCAGCGGCATAGCAAGGGCAAGGCGCAGCTTGAAGGCCCGCACACCAGTCACGCGCAGCGTCACCTGCTGAGGCGCAACCTTGCCGATGTGGATGCTATCGATCGTTGCCATCACGCTCTCCAGTGATCTTGCCCGCCACGCGTACAGCGCCGATCGCTTGGGGAAGCATCGCTTGCTGGGGATCGCGTCGGATGTAGGTGGCGGGCGCTGGCGTGAAAGGGGACACGCCAGATGGGGGAATTGCTTGCATGCTTCGCACGTCCACCCGGAGCAGGTTGCCCGGTTGGTGGGGCCGAGGGCGCCCCGAAGGCGACCGTTAACTCAGCTACTGCTTCATGCAGCGGTAGCTGTGGTCGCTACACCATCACGACGCAACATGCAAGTCTCAATCGTCACGCCCGATTGGCGTCCAAACAGCTTCAGGATCAGCCGCGTGTTGCGCCCATCGCTGCGCTCCACCATGCAGGGAATGCCGGCCAATGGCCCCTCGATATGCGTGACCACATCCCCAGGTTTGAACGCCTCGCCGCGCGGCTTCTGACACGCCTTCTTCCCCGTGTTCGGAAGAGAGTCGCGATAGCTGTCCTGCTCCTTGGCGCGCAGGGCGTGCAGCCCGAGATGCGGCACGAACACCGTCGCCCCGAAATAACGAAAGATCGAGAAGGCCGGGTGCCGGCTGATCTCCATCCGCTCAATCAACCGCAGCTCTGTCAGATGGCGGGCGCGCACGAACACGTAGGTTGGCGTGAGCGCGGCTGTAAGCTGCCTCTTGGCACTGGCACGCGGCAGGCGGCGCTCCGAGCGCTCGACCGGCGTCCATGCGTCAATACCCGCATCCTGGAGGGACGCCGCCAGCTTCATCGTCCGCGCCCCGCTCGTACGCAGGATGACCCATGCCCCCATGTTCAAATCTCCCCTGCGTTGCGGGCGTGTTGGATGAAGCGTTGGACGTGGAGAACCGCATCCTCCTCATACCCGGCGAGGCGTTGCTCGGGTCCGGTCACAGGCTCACCGCGCGCGATCATCATCGAGGTGGAGCGGATGCCCAGCCAGTCGCACAGGGCCTGGTGGAGCGGGTCGTGCTCAGCATCCATCTGGGCGATGCCGGTGAGGCCGGGAGGGTATCCCATCCATGCGGCGGTGGTGGCTTTGTCCATCACGCGCTCTCCCCGATGATTGTGGGCTGGTCCCGGAGCGCCTGAAGCGCCTGCTCCATGACATCGCGCAGAGCGTCCGCCAGCGTGGAGGGCTGCGGCAGGTCGGCGTGAAAGCCAGCATCGAACTGGTTGCCGCTTTCAGCCAAGGCGATGTGCAGGCTCTCCCTCGTCGGGGCGCACGATGCGTCGCAGCTTACCTGGCACTCGCAGACGCTATACCACCAGCCGGGCAGCTTCGCCTTGAACTCGGCTATGGCGGCTTCCAGTCCGCTTGCGGGTGCGTGATGCCATGCCGTGCTCATGCCTCGGAATCCCCGATGATGGTGTTGATCATGGCGGCGAAGATCGGCGTCGGGTCATCCGCGAATGTCTTCCCTTTGCCGTTCCAAGTGTCGAACGGAACCATTGCTCCTGCCTCCACCATGTCCGGTGTCGGCTCTCTCAGGGATAGGAGGGCGGCGCGCATAGCGTCGAAGTAATCCGGGCGCATCGGTTCGTTGATGTCGCGGTATCGCCCGCCTTTCTCACCACGCGCTGCGTTCCATTCGGACTTATTGGCAAACGCGTGATCAAGGTCGTCCCCGAATGCTGTCGCGATCGCGCGCGCAATCCGTTCTGCCACCGGGTGCGGCTCTATCGGATGGTTAGTCATGGGTGGGGGTTCCGACAGCAGGGCGCGCGTTGGCCATTTTGTACGTGTGGTTGCTGGCAAGTGCGGTGCGCCAGTTCTCGACCAGCGCGGAAGGGCTCCCACCGGGGCTGACCAGCAACGTCACGCCATTGAACATGGCCGACACGACAATCCCCAGACGGTTGGCAAGCGCCACAAGCTGTTCGGCTGCGCTGTCAATGTCGGAGCCGGCCATGACATCAACCTCAATTTTCAAGGTCACAGGTTTCCTCCCTCAAGCCGCAGGTAACCGCGGACGTAATCACCGGGCGCGGCAGCGGAGTGCGCGAGCCGTAGAGCTTCATCACCCCGCCGCAGCTCCAGCACTTCGCAGGCTGAGCGCCCTCGTCCCTCGCCCCGCAGATGCAGGCGTATTGCGGGATCGCTGTCACGCTCTCGCCTCCCGCGTCTCTCCGCGAGGGGATGGGACAGGTCCGTCGCTGAGGCTTGCCGCCAGCTGCGCGACCAGCTTGGCAACCTCCTTGCGCTCGTCGTCGGACACGTCCTGCTTGGTCAGCGCGGGCACTTCCGGATCCGGCCGACGCGCCGCGGCGTTCGCCTTTCGACGCTCCCACGCCTCCCCCACTTCCTTCATGATCGCGGGGATGATCTTCGACGGGTGGTCAGCGCGGGCCAGCGCGGCCTTGGCGCCACGCTCGAGCAACCCGATCGGCATGCCCTCGATCGCGACGTAGGCGGCTTCCAGCCAGGCGCGCTGATCGCTCTCCGACATGCCCACTCCCCCGGTCAGGGCGAGGCAGGGGCCGACCGCGGCGAAGAACTCGGCACGGTCCACCGGGGTCACGTCGGTGAAGTCAGTGCGGCGAACCTCCACCGGGGCCCGATAGGAACCCTGCACCTGCGGACATGATGCGCGCCGGCTGGGGACCACCGCCTCGATTTCCTGCCATGCCGTGAGTTCCGTTTCGTTGCCCATCTCGGTTGTCCTGCTCGATTACCCAGTTCGCCCATGCCGCCTGCCAGTCCCGTTTTCGGGCGGTGGGGCCGTTGGCGCTGCGCCAGTGGTTGCGGAAGCTTTCGTTGACCCGGCGGGCCCACTCGACGCCGCGGCGGTCGATGACCTCACGAGCGACGGTGCCATCGGAGAAGCGGGAAGGCTGCCAGTCATCGGGGAGGCGAGTGCCCTGCCCGCCTGCGCGTTTCGCGCGAGGAGAGGCGTTAGCCTCTCCTTCTTCCTTCTTCCCTTCTTCCCTTCTTTGTTCTGTGTCTCGCGTCTGTCTTGCGTGCGTCTCGCCCGGTGTCTCGTGAGGTGTCTCGCTACCGTCGTTCGCGGCCTGATATTTCTCGTAATTACAGATGGTTATGACCATCACGCCGGTCTCGGTGACTGTCTCGACCATGGTCTCGGATTTGAGACGCTTTAGAAGTCGTTCGACCCAACCCTTGTCCCGGTCCATCGCCTCAGCGAGGTCGCGAACAGACATGGCCAGCTGACCGCGGTTGAGGTTCAGGGCCTTGCCCTTGTAGCGGACCCGCACGGGGCGCCACGACGCGCGCAGCACCAGATAGGCGAACGCCATGGCCTCCGCGTCGTTGCGGAAGGCCGGGTGGCCGATTAGCGACCGATGAAAGCGCGCGTATCCGCTCATGCTTCGTCGCCCAGGCCCATGGCCGTCCATACAGCCTCGCGGGCGCACTCTGACGGCGACCGCCAGATGTCGGACCCGGTGTAGCGGAGGACCTGCCAACCCTTCTTGGTGAAGTGGCGGTCCCGCTTCTTGTCGTGCGAAGCCTGCCGCTTGGTCCGCTCATGAAAGTCGTGCCCGTCAAGCTCGATAACGGTCACGATCTGCTCATCCCCGGACTGATAAAGCGCGAGGAAGTCGATCCGATATCCATCCAGTGTGACCTGGGGATAAATGTGCAGGCCATCGAACGGAGCTGTGGGCATGCCGGTGCGCGGCCGGCCCGACATGAAGATGGCTTCTCCGGTGGTGCGCATATCGCTCATGGCGACGATGGCCGCGGCAAATACGCGTTCGATCGGGCTTTCGCACGCTGCGGTAATTGAGGCGACCTGCACACGGAGGTGTTCCTCGTGCCATCGCACCGTGGACATGATTTCCTGCTCGATCAGATCCTGCTCGGACAGAATGCCGGCGGTGGGCCGTCGCGTCATAGCGGGCGCCTCTCCATTGAAGCGGGATTGATGGACCGACTTACGTACACCGCCCGGCCCGACGCAGGGCGAGCCTGCGAAGGCGCCGCAAGTGGGGCAGATGCGCGTGAGGGCTTGCGAGCGGCGGGTCATGCGACCTTCCCGAGCGGCATCAGCCGCGTGCGCAGGGGCACGTCGAGCGAGGTGAGGAAGGCTTCCACCTCATCCACGGAGCGTGCGACGGTGTAGGCGCCGCCCGATGCGACAATAGCGTCGCTGGTGGTCGCCTGTGCTTCGGACAGCTTACCGGTGCCGGCCTTCAGCTCGATCGCCAGCAGCCGGCCGTCATGAATGATGATGAGATCCGGCGCGCCCGGCTTGAGGCCGGTGCGCTTGAGCCGGTTCATCTGGCGGCCGCGAGACGCCTTGTCCCCGGCCAGCACAGCGCCGTTGGGGATCGCGCACCAATACGAGGCGCGCGGCAGGGCATGCTCTAGGTAGGAGCACACCTGCTGCTGCAAGGCGTCTTCCGGCCGCACGATCAGAGCAGCGCGTACTGCATGCCTAGGGCCGACATGTACGTTTCGAGCAGCGCCTGCTCTTCCTGGATCACCTCGCGCTTCTTCTTGCGGACGGCGACCACCTTGCGGATGATCTTCGGGTCAAAGCCCTTGGACTTGGCGCCGGCGTACCGGTCCTTGATGTCCTCAGCGATCCCGGCCTTTTCTTCCTCAAGGCGTTCGATCGCCTCGATCTCAAGGCGCAGTTCGTCGGCAGATACGTTGTCGGTCATGCGGGTTTCCTCGTGGCGTGAAGGACGGTGGTGTGGTGGCGGCCGACCATCCGGCCGATCTGCGCGAGCGAGAAACCGTCAGCGCGGAGACGGCGCATCACCGTCTGGCGGGCTGCGGAGGCAACCTGCGCGCGTGACGGGCCGAGAACCTGCTCGGCGGTGAGGCCATGCACGGCACCAGCGGTCGCGGCGTATTGCTGGACGCGCGGGCTCATGCGCGCGCCTCCGCGTTCATGCCGAAGAACTGGAAGCCACGGCTCGTCAGCTCTGCAATCAGATCCTCAGTCCGGATCCGCTCGACAGCGACCTTCGGATAGGTGGAGCAGACGATCGAACGTGCGCGGCAGGACTGGCGCGTGATGTAGCCGCGCTCTTCCAGGCTCGAAATGAGGCGGTGGATGCCGGACTTGCTGGCCACGCCCATCGCCACCTTCATCTCTTCGAAGGTCGGGCAGCCTCCCTCAGCCTCGCGAAGGCGCAGGTAGGACAGCAGGTCCGCTTGCTTGACCGTCAGGCCAGCATACGACCCGGGCGCGCGGCTCATGCGGCGATCCCCAGGTTGGCGCAGACCGCGTGGAATGCGGGCGCGGGAAGGTTGTGCTGGCGGAAAGCCAACTGGCGGCGCAGCAGTTCGGCAGAGGCCTCGCGGATCTGCTCGGGGCTGAACTCGATCACGTCAGGGCGACGCGCGCCGGAGCAGCTTCCGCACGAACCCGAGTTGTTGCGAGCGCCGACGCGGGCACCGCAGTGCTGGCAGGTCTTCATGCCCCTGCCCTCCGCTGTGCGGCGCGGGTGTGGTTGCCCTTGGACACGGCTGCGGAGCGCTTGGCGGCGTCCTTGGCGCGCTGTTTGGCCATGAGACCGGGCAGAGCGTGGATGGCAGCCTCGCGGCGGAAGTAGGCTTGGAGGTCGGTCATGCCGCGGCCGCCAGCTGGATGACCTTGGCGTCGAGCGTGGCCTCTTCGCACGGAGCGATCTCGCGGCCGCCCGGGCTGTCCGGGTGATGCGCCTTGCCTTTGGTGGCGAGATAATCGCGGGCGGCTTCCTCGAACTCGTCGTGGTCGATGT